CGTTCGGCAGTTACTTCTTGCCGGAAGATGCCGCCGAAGATGGGCGAAATGCGCACTATGCTGGATGGTCGCGTGATGATCTGCTGACGCTGACGCCAGGATCGGTTACCGACTTCAGCTACATCGAAGACGCGATTCGCGAGCATGCGCGGCGCGTTCGGCTGATCGATGTCGCGTTCGACCCGTGGCAAGCGTCGAACCTGATGCAGCGACTTGAGGCTGACGGCATGCCTGTTGTCGAATACCGGCAGACGGTGCAGAACATGTCAGAGCCGATGAAAGAGCTTGAGGCGCTAGTGCTGTCTGGCTGCTTTCATCACAACGGCTGTCCAGTGCTGACGTGGATGGTGTCGAACGTGGTCTGTCATACGGACGCGAAGGACAACATCTACCCGCGCAAAGAGCAGCCGCAGAACAAGATCGACGGCGTTGTTGCGCTGATCATGGCGCTGGGGCGTGCGCTGACCGGCGAACGTGAGCCGACCGAGATAACACAAGGGTTCGTCATTCTATGAGCTGGACAATTCCACGCCGACCGCCTGCAGCGATGGCTGATATTGCGCCTGCTTTGAGCAGTGACGCATTCAAGATGGGGCAAATCTTCGACCTGTCGCCGTCATCGGCTGGCGTGAATGTGACGCCAGAGACAGCGCAGCGCGTGTCTGCGGTCTATGCATGCCGACGCCTGATTGCTGGCTCGATTGCATCAATGCCGTTGACGATCTACGAGCGCGCAGACGGTGCGCGGCGGTCGGTCGATCACGATTACTGGTGGATGCTCAACGAGCAGCCTTGTCCGCGCTTCACTGCGCACTCGATGTGGGAATACGCCATTTCATCCGTGCTGATGCGCGGCGATGGCTTGATCATGCTGGATCGTGCGCCGTCCGGTCAGGTTCGGCAAATGATCCCGCTGAAGCGCGAAAGCGTGATGATCTACCGGCATGGCGACCGCAAACAGCGTCTTGGCTACCGAGTTCATGGCGAGTTCGGCGAGGCGTCCGCGTATTTTGATCTTGACCAAGACGACGTGATTCATCTCGCGAACGACACGTTTGACGGTTTGTGCTCAACATCCGTTATTGGAACGGCGGCGCGATCAGCTATCGGCACCGCATACAAGGCAGACGAGTTTGCAGGCAAGCTGTATGGCTCAGGCGGTCATGTGCAATACGCCGTCAAGTCGCCGAAATCGATGTCTCCTGAGCAGCAGGCAGCGTTCCGCGAGGCATTCGTTGCGACGTACGGATCAGGCATGGGGCCGACAAGCCGACCGCTGATGCTGACAGAAGGGCTTGAGATTCAGCAGATGGCAATGACCGCCACCGATGCGCAATTCTTGGAGTCGCGCAAGTATCAGGTAAGCGACATTGCCCGCGCATTTGGCGTGCCGCCGCACATGATTGGCGAAACAAGCGCATCGACAAGTTGGGGCAGCGGCATCGAGCAAATGAGCATCGGCTTTGTCGTGACAACGCTCATGCCGCACATGAGCCGATTCAAGGACGAGTTGAACCGCAAGCTGTGGCCGCGCAACTCGCGCATTTATTGCGAATGGAATCCAGACAGCATGCTGCAGGGTGACTCGAAGGCGCAGGCTGAATATTTCACCAAGGCGCTTGGCGGGCCTGGCGCGCAGGGCTGGATGACGATCAACGAAGTTCGACGGCTGAAGAACTTGCCACCGGTTGACGGCGGCGAGAAACTCATTTTTGCAGGCAGTGCGCCTGCCGAGGGTCAAGACAATGAAGAACCGACTGCCGAAGCTGCTGGCGCTTAACAAGGACGCCAAGCGCACGTTTCGCGCTGAATCAAGCGGGAGCGAGGCGACGATCTACCTTTACGACATCATCGGCGAGGACTTCTGGACTGGCGAAGGCGTGACCGCCAAGCGGTTTCTGGAAGCACTCGACGGCATTGACGCGAAGGTGATCAATCTGCGGATCAATTCGCCTGGTGGCGACGTGTTCGAGGCGCGCACGATCACGACGATAATGGACGGTCACCCTGCGCGATTTGTGGCGCACGTTGACGGACTCGCTGCGTCGGCTGCATCGTTCATCGCTGCGCGTGCTGATGAAGTCGTGATGGCACCAGGTTCCATGCTGATGATTCACAACGCATGGACGATGGCGATGGGGAATCGTCATTCTATGCTCGACACCGCTGCGCTGCTTGAGAAGATTGACGGCACGATTGCAGACGACTACGCATCACGCGGTGCTGACCGTGCAAGCGTCGTGCAGATGATGGACGCGGAAACATGGCTTACCGCAGAGGATGCTGTGACAGCAAAGCTGGCAGACCGCATTTCTGCAAAGGCTGAGAAGGTCGCTAACACATGGAATCTTGCGGCCTACGAGAACGCGCCAGAGATTGAGGAACCGCCTGCAGAACAGGCAGCGGAAGATGATCAACCGTCACCGGATCACGACGCGCAGGTGCGTGCTCGACTTGTCCGCCTGATGGAAACCGAACCGGCGTAGGGCATCGCTCCCGCGTCGCAATCCAGCCGCGCAAGGCGGCTTTTTTTGTGTCTGAAGAAAGGAAACGCAAATGAGTATCCAAGCACTGCGGGAGCGCGCAAACGACCTGGCTCGCCAAGCGCGCAACATCCACGACCAGCATCCTGGCGCGACCTGGACTGCTGAACACACAAAGCAATTCGATTCACTGATGGATCAGCGGCAGACTGTTCTCGACCAGATCAAGCGCGCAGAACAGGCGCTTGCCTTGGACGGCGACCGTGCGGCGGCTGATGCTGGCGTGCGCGAGGCTCCGACTCCGCAGAACTTGCGCAGCGTGGCTTTCGCAAAGCTGCTTCGTTCCGGCGAACATTCGCTGAATGATGCCGAGCGCGGCGCCATCCTTAACACGATGTCAACCACGACAGGCTCCGAGGGTGGTTACACCGTCCAGACCGACGTGGCGACGTCGTTGGTTGAGGCGCTGAAAGCGTACGGCGGAATGCGCGAGGTTTCGCAGGTCATCCGCACGGCGCAGGGCAACCCGCTCAACTACCCGACGACCGACGGCACGGCTGAAACCGGCGAGCTGATTGCGGAAAACACGACCGCCACCGATGCCGATGCGTCGTTCGGGTCGGTCGCGCTGACCGCGTACAAGTTCAGCTCGAAGATCATCACGGTCCCGATTGAGTTGCTGCAGGATTCGAGCGTGGACGTGGAGGCGATGGTCCGCGCGCGTCTTGCGACCCGCATTGGCCGAATCACCAACACGTATTTCACGACCGGAACCGGCACCAGCCAGCCGCGCGGCATCGTGACCGCATCGTCTGCTGGCAAGACCGGCACGACCGGACAGACCACGACCGTGATTTACGACGACCTGATCGACCTGCAGCACAGCGTCAACCGTTCCTATCGGCAGAATACCCGCTGGATGATGGCTGACAGTTCGCTGAAGGTGATCCGCAAGCTGAAGGACGGCAATGATCGCCCGATCTTCGTTCCCGGTTACGAGGTCGCAACTCCTGGCGGAGAGCCTGACATGCTGCTTGGTAAGCCGATCACGATCAACGAGGACGTTGCAGCGATGGCCGCCAACGCCAAGTCGATCCTGTTTGGTGACTTCTCGTACTACATCATCCGCGACGCGCTGGATATTCAGTTGCTGCGCTTCACGGATTCGGCGTATGCGAAGAAAGGGCAGGTTGCGTTCCTCGCATGGTTCCGCAGCGGTGGCAACTTCATTGACGCCAGCGGCGGCGCGGTGAAGCACTACGCCAACTCTGCAACCTGATCAAACTGGGCTTTGGCGGGCTGTCTACGGATGGCCCGCCTTTTTTTGAGGTTACGCGATGGCACGCAAGAAAGAATCTGCGCCGGATGGCGCAACCGAGGCGCTTGTCCTGCTGGATTGTCCTGTCGGCAAGTGCATGCAAATCGTCACGCTGTCTGGTCAGGACTTGGCTGACGCCTTGTCTGCTGGATGGATTGACCAGAATCCTGCCGCAGTGCTTGCCGCGAAGGAAGTTCAATGAGCCTTTCAAACACCACCGAAGCCGATATTCTCGATGTCCTACTGCGCGGTCTCGACCCGTCCTACCGCGCAGGCGCGACGCAGTATCTGGCAATGTTCACCGCTGACCCTTCCGAAACCGGAAGCATTGCCGACGAAGCCGACTACACCGGCTATGCACGCGTTGCGCTGACCAAATCGAGTGCATGGACGGGCACGGCGTCGCCGTTCACCAACGCGGCACTGATCCAGTTCGGCGCGTGTACGGCGGGCACCAACGCGCTGACGCACTTTGCTGTGGTCGATACCGCATCGGGTGCGGTCAATATGATGATCAGCGGCGCGCTGTCGGCAACGCTCAATGTGTCCGCAGGCATCCAGCCGCAGTTCGCTATCGGCGTGCTGTCGATCAGTGCCGACTGATGAGCATTTACCGCTGCGCGCACTGTCTGGCGATGCTCGGCCTGCAGACCGAGGATGACGCTGTGCCTGCGTGCGTGGATCATCCGGACGGTCAAGTCGAGCTGATCCCCGACGAGGCGGCAGAATGAT